AACTGAACACGCAAAACTTGTATCTGCTTTAACTTCAATTCTTAAATTCGAAACAGAAGTTGGTGTTAAAGGTGTTGATATGGGTGTTGTTGATGAAGCATACGGAATTCAAATATTCCCTATCAATGACACTATGTTAGACGGCGTTAAAGGATACTTCTATAATCCACTTGCAGTTGTTGGTGATACATTCTTCGATAGTTTCGTAGAATATAACAACAACTATCCTGGTTTCCCTGGATACTACGTAATGGAAGGAAACATTATGTTTGGTGCAAAGGTTGTTGAAAACGGCGCAATCTTAAAATTAGTTGAAGAAGTTTCTGCTTAATTAGAAGGGAGGACATTAAATGTCTTTCTTTACAATAGAAGAATTTAATCAAAAATATTCACAAGAAGTTGAACAATGGCAAATTGAAACTGCTTGTGAAATGATATATAGCCAAATAGGGTTAAGGTATCGCAATCCACAATGGAGCGATACCAACTGCCCTACGACTATAAAAAATGCCAGTATGGAACAATTAAGATTTATGTTAGAATACGATATACCTTGTTTAGATAATAGGGGTTCAATAAAAGCCGGTGCAATGGAAAGTGATCTTATAAGTGATATTTCAAAAAATGCTTTAAGAATGCTTGGCAATGGTGGATATTTATATCGTGGAAATCCATTGAACTACAATATGGGAATGAACCTACCATTTGGGGATTAATATATGTTTAATGTTAATGGAATGAGGGCAACATTAATTCAAAATAATAGGAACACAAGTTCTTATTATGATGACCAAGACAAACAAACAATTAATATTAAAGTTTGTCCTTATAATGTTGACCAAGCCGTAAAATTCGGCATATACACAATACCAGAAGCAACAGGTTATTTTATCGTAAAGAAAAATACACCGGTTCGTGAAGGTGACCAATTACAAATTGGGGATAGGACATTTTCTATCATTAAAGTTCAAGATGACTGGATTTGGAATAAAGTTGCCAATATAATTTTGGCGGTAAAATAATGCAAGTTGAAATTGAAATTTTAAAAGACATTCCAGAAGTACAAATCAAAAATTTTGAAGATAGAACAATTTATAATACGGCAGTATTTACACGTGAATACACAAAAAGTTCAACCGCATACCCAGAATTAAGTGGTGAATTAAAAAGGCAAGAAATTGCTGCACCAATTGAAAATTTAGGGAATAATACTTATGGTTTAACTGGTGGCGTTGATTATGCAAAATATGTATGGAATTACAAAAATGCAAAATGGACGAACCCAAATACGCAGCCACAATGGTATGCTAGTGTATTAAAGAGTAGCACTGCAACAATTATAAGTAATGCAGTTCAAACAACATTGAAGGAGGTTTAATATGAACGAAGTCGATATTAAAAATAAAAATTTAGTATTAATTGACTACCTTGCTAGTTTATTTAATGACTACAAGGTTAAAGCGGAATATTCAACTAACGACAATGATATTAAAGTAATTGTTGTTCAAGAAACTTCTGGTCAAAAAATAGTTTTTTATGGAACAAATCCTTTATATAACTATTATAACGTAGATATATATGGTGATAGCATTAAAGACGCAAAAGACACAAGTGTTGTTATAGGCAATTTAATTGGCAATGACATAATATTTGATTGGAACAATCAAAAATGGCAAATAATAGTTAAACAATTTAGCAATCCAAGAACTATATTATATGATGATATAAGACGTGTTTCATATACGTCAACGCTTCAATGTATAGTTAATAGAATTGCATAGGAAGGATAATAAAATGGAAAGATATATTAATAATAGAGAGTTAATAAAAAACCTTGCTATTAATACAGGAACAACAACTACACCTGTTTATACACCAATTTGTACTACAAGCGAAGTTTCAATTTCAACAGAATTAAACGAAAAAGATTTCTTCGTATTCTGTGACGCTTTACAAAGAAAAATTATAACTGGTGCTAGTGTAATGTTATCTGGTACATTAAAATTAGACGTAGAAAACGAGGGTGACCTTGCTTTATTAGATAAAGTTCATACACTAATTGGTGACGGCGAAATTACACAATTTTCAAACGTTGGAATTCAATTTGATTTACTAACAGGTTCAACAAGTGGTGTACTTGAATATACTACATACCAAGCAAATGTTTCACTTAATTTAAGTGATCTTGGTGGTGCTGCCGAAGATGAGAGCGAATTCTCTTTCGAAATGCAACTTATTGGTAAAGCAACAGAAGTCACTTCTGCTTAATTAAACGTCCTTATGGGTAGGTGGAAAAACCTACCCCTTTTTTTATAAATGAAGGGAGGAAAAATATATGAATAGTGCCGAAGTATTGATTAAATTTAAAGGTGACACTAAAGACGCCGACACTGCGGTCAAACAACAAGAAACGAATTTAAAAGATTTACAAAAAAAAGGTGAAATTGCACTTGCTGGATTAACTGCTGCTGCTGACGCATTCACTTTATCAATGTTAAAAGGCGGAATTGAATATAATGCACAAATAGAAACATATATGACACGATTAACAACTTTAACTGGTAGTGCAGAAAAAGCCAATGATATTTTAAATCAAATCAAAAAGGACGCCCTTGCAACACCATTTGAAGTTTCAAGTTTAACACAAGCCGAAAGTTTGTTATTGTCAACAGGTTTAAGTGCAGCCGACGCTAGAAAAGATATTTTAGCATTAGGTGACGCAATTGCTGCTTCTGGTGGTGGAAACGCCGAGTTATCACGTATGGCAGTAAACTTACAACAAATTAAAAACGTTGGTAAAGCGTCTGCACTAGACATTAAACAATTCGCTTATGCAGGAATTGATATTTATGGTTTACTTGCTGATAGTATGGGAATAACAAGAGCAGAAGCCGCACAATTAGACGTCACTTATGATATGCTTTCAAACGCTTTACAACAAGCGTCACAAAAAGGTGGCAAATACTATGGTGCAATGGAAAAACAATCAAAAACTTATGCAGGTGCAATGTCAAACTTAAAAGAAAGTTTTAGTGTATTCAAAGGTGAAATATCAAAAGGTTTATTTAATGCTTTAAAGAAAATAATTAAACCATTAGATAATATGTTTACTTGGTTAGGTAAAAACAAAGATTTAGTAATTACAATTGTGGCACCTATTTTAACATTTATTAATGTTATTGCTGGTTTATTAATTATCAAAAAAATATATGCTGGTTTTCAAGCATTTCACGCCTTATTAATGGCAAATCCACTAATGTTGATTATTGCTTCAATCGCTGCCGTAGTAGTCGCCATAACTGCATTATGGAACCATTGTGAAGCATTTAGAAACGCAGTTAAAGCAATTATTGACGCAATAGGTGCAACCATAAGAACAATAGTTGGTGTAATTCAAAGTATAATGAAAGCAATATGGGCGGTTATTAGTCCAATCGTTGATTTTATTAGTAATGTCATTTTATTAATAATAGCAGTAATAACAACAGGCATAGATTTTATAATGGGAATTATTACGCCAATAGTTAGTTGGATATGGGATAATGTATTGTCGCCAATTATTAACTTTTTTCAATCTGCATTTGATACTATATGGGGAATAATAAAACCAATAGTAGACAAAATTGGTGGGGCTTTTAAAGTGGTAAAAGACGCAATCATTACTGCATTTAAGGCGGTACGAGATACTGTCAAAAATATATTTCATACAATAGGTGAAATTATAAAAGCACCAATAAATGGAATAATTAAAGGAATAAACGCAGTTTTAAAGAAAATAAATGGTTTGAAAATACCTGATTGGGTACCGAAAATAGGTGGTAAACACACAAACTTTAAAATGATACCAACACTTGCAACAGGTACAAACTACGTGCCGCAGGATACACTTGCTTATATCCACCAAGGCGAAGCAGTAGTTCCAAAAAGATATAATCCATTTGTTGGAACAGAAGGTTTGACAAATATTATTCAAAAACAAATTAGTTCATTAGGACAAATGGATAGTTTACAAGTTGCAACTTCTGGTGAAAGCCCAATCATAAATGTTCAAGTTAATGTTAAACAAGATCCATTAGGAAGAATGGTTCAAGACATAAAAACATTTAGTGGTGGTGCTAAAAATGATTATAATTATGGAAGTGGTGCGTAAAAATGAAAATATATATAAATAATGAAGAAGTTGTTTGCAGCAACGTGTTAGAAATAACAGAAGAAATGTTGCAAACTTCTTCAACAATTTTAGATAATTGTTATCCTAAAAGTTGGGAAGAAACACACGAATATACTACACAATTTTATTTTCCAAAGGATTATTCAAAATGCAAAATATATAAAGATGATGAATTAATATTTTGTGGTTTAGTAAAAAACACAGGTTCAATCGAATTAAACCCACGTGAGCCAAAATATTGTTCACTTCAAATATTAGATTTTAAAGCATTATTAAGTGAAGGTGACACATTAGATTTTGTTATTTCAAACAAAACAATTCCACAAGCAATTGAACAAGTTGTTCAAGCCGTTGCTTCTTATGGATTTGTTTTAGGAAATATTGAAATACTTAATCCTGATGACATAATTGGTGCTTATTCAACATTAAATAAAACTGCTTATGACGTTTTTCAATATTTTGCTGAAATATCACAAAGTCGTTGGTCAACAAGAATGGTTGATGAAAACACAATTGCAATTGACTTTTATGATCCTACATTAATGCCACAAGGAACTACACTTGAATATTCACAAGAGTTTTTCGAAGATAATAACATAGAAGACATTACATTTAGTTATAACACAGGTGATTATCGAAACAAGCAAATAATGTTAAGTGAACAAGTTTATGGTGACATAGATTATAACCAAGAAATTATTGCTGACGGATTTTCAAAAGTGTTTGTTGTGCAAAGCCCAATTGCAATATTAAAAAATGCAAGTGTTAACGGCACACCAGTTTCAATTGCCACAAAAGACGAACAAGAAATGGGAATAACTGCCGATTTCTATTACACACCTGGTTCAACCGAAATATCAACTGACAATAACTATTTGGTTTCAACAATACTTGAATTTAATTACACACCATTAGTTAAAGGTAGACAGGTTGTGTTTAATAATGATGAAGTTAATCGTGTTTCTAATCAAATTAATAGAAATGGAATTATATCAAGATATGAAAATAGAAATGATATTTTAAGTAGTGCAGAACTTCAAAAAGTTGGCGAAACCTATATAAAATATAAAGGTAATGCCGAAATATTATTAAATGTTAAAACAAACAATAATAATTTATATAATATTGGTGAAATAGTTGAATTTGAAGCACCTATAAATGAATTAAGCCAAGAATATATGGTAAAACAAAAAATAACAACATTTTATCCATTAACAAATGACATATTCTATCAATTTACATTGACTTCTTCATATAATAGTGAACAAGCAGTAAACTATTTTGATAATCAACGTGCAAAAGCAGAAGGAAATATTCAAAGTGGTGAATATATAACAAGAAACATTGATATAGAAAAAACCGCAAACATTATATTTGATAATTTTACACAAACAAAAAAAGGGTTTGATAATGACAATGTATTAAATTGCCCATTAAATGCCCCATTAATTCAATAGGAGGGAAAATATGACAAATGAAGCAAAAGAAACTGCAATAAAATATTTAACTGGTGATTTAACTTCAACGGCAAATCCTGAACAAATATTGTTTGATGATTTTTTCGAAGAAGCAAACAATTTTGAACAAGAATTAAGTTCATATTTTGATTATGGATATATAAACATTGATGAAAAATTAATTCAAGGGAAAACTTCAAAAGGTGAAAATCTTGACTTATATGTTGGTCAAGGTGCTTATTATAAAGACCAAGCACAAACAATAGTAAGTTATTTTATTTTTATAATTGATAATAAATACAATATTAAACAGGTTATAAAACAATTTTCAAATGGCAATGATATTGACAACCTTGCTTATGGATTAAATATAGGTGAAGACGGGAAATTCTTTTATACAACACGTAATTTAAATGATTATAAATGGTATCTTTATTTATTGAATAATTTTTTAGTAAAACCAACAAGTCAAGAAAATTATGAAGTTGTTATAAGACAAATATATGAAATTCCTTATGATTACGCAAATTATTCCATTGAAAGTATTGACACAATAACAAAACACCCACAAAACGCAAGATATTTAATGATTGCAAGAGCAATTAATTATGGTTCTGGTAATACAAAAAGTGAATTTTTAATAAATGAATTTACAATTAATGTTGGAAGCCCAAATGAATTTATTAATATTCCAATGGCAACAACAGAATTATTTACTTATGAATACGTGCTTGACATTATTGCTTCTTGGGATGAAGATTTTAAAATATTATTTAAAGCAGTAGGATTATACGAAGTTAATTTAAATGATAATAGAATACCATTTTTATTAGAAAAAGGATTTAATGATGATAACGTTTCATTTTATGCTTTTAATAATTTGCCAGACCAAGAGGGATATGCAAATTTCATTTTAAAAGACTTAAACACTGCATATTATTCAAGAAGCACAAGTGAAGCGTCAACACCAATTATAAACACGTTATATAAAGTCAATTTAAACAATAAAACGAATTCGTTAATTGCAACAATAAGTGACATATCTTCGCCAAGAATTGCTGGTATAAGATTGGCAATAATAAATAATAACATTTTTACATTTTATAGTGAAAATAATGATTTTTATGTTGGCATTATAATTAATGATACAATTCAACCAACAATTATTCCAAATTTTGTTCCTGGAACACCCGGGGATCTTGACGAAGTGTTATTTTCATTTAACCCTTCAAATGTATTTAATCTTTATAGTTTATCAATACAAACAACAAAAGGAAATAAATGCTACGTTGCAAACATTGTATTAGTTGATGAAGACAACAACCAACCATATATTAATGAAACGACATTAGTTCCATACTTTACAAAATTATATGATGAAAATGGTGATTTAATCTTTGCGCGAACTTTATATAACAAAACAATAAATGGTCAAACGACAACAAGTTCCGTTCAAATACCTAATCAATTTTTGAATGAAGTACAAGTGGAAAATGAAAAATTAATGGGTAATACTTATCAAGAAATTATAGACGAAAATCAAACATTCACAAAAAATCAATATGAAGAAGTTTACTTGAATTTTGCAAATACTTGGACAATGCAAAATCAAAATGATCCAAACAATATAATTTTAAATATTCCAGGTGCAACAAGATTTAATCAATCAACAAGTGGAACAACCGATTATGATGATTGCAAAGCAACAAAATTTCGTTTGAATTTTAATGATGACACAAATGCAATATATAGTTTTAGTTCTGGTGATATTGTTCAAATAGATAATGTCCCACCATATACATATAGATATACGTGGGACGTATATGTTCCAATAAATAAAACAATTTTATCAATTGACATTATAAGTGAAGATGAACAAACTATTTTTCAAACAATAGGCAACTTAAATTTAGAAGGTGGAAAGTTATACGAACTTACACAAGACGTTTATGTGGTATAATATAATAAAGAGGAGGTAAAAAATGGATAATGGAACAATAATGATACTTTTAGGTTTCGTTGGTTCACTTATTGCCGTGATGACACCAATTATAAAGTTAAATTCAAGTATTACAAAATTAAATGTTAGTATTGACAACATAAATGGTATGCTTGGGGAAAACAAAGGAATTTTAAAAGAGCACGAAGAAAAAATAAATGACCACGAAACAAGACTTTCGATAATAGAAAGCAAAGGAGGAAAAAAATAAATGGCAACAATTAATTATGAAAACAAGGAAGCACTTAATGTAAATCCTACCATACCAAATAAAAACAAAGTTGTTGATAGCGATATGAACTTAATTAAACAAGTTGGAAATCAAATATTAACAACAATGGGTGTTTATACTGATAATTGGACTTCAAGTGCAACCTATAATGTTGGCGAAATTGCAATTTATGATAATAGAATATTTAAAAATTTAACAGGAACAAACACTGCCACAACACCAGATGAGGACACAACAAACTGGGAAGAAACAACACTTGCTTCAATGTCTGGTGGTGGAGGCGTCACTGGTGATACTTTACCGATAGGAAGCGAAGTTGATTTTGACGGACAAGAAGTTCCGGCAGGTTGGGAAGAAACAACTGACCCTAACGAATATTCAACAAGTGAAATTGTAATTGGAAAATGGATTGATAACAAACCTTTATATCGTAAAACTTATTATATTTCAGCATTAGGAAATGCAACTAGTGTAATGCAACCTTTAAACATAAGCAATTTAGAAGATATTGTTTCTATAAAAGGTGTTGCAAGTAATAGTCAAAACTTTTTTATTCTACCAAGTTATCGTGGAAATGATGATACAATAGGGATACAAATAATTGTTGATATTAACAGTGGTATTACAATTACAACAGGAAACGATAGAACAGGTTATCACGCATTTGTGACTATTGAATACACAAAATCAACTGATTAAGGAGGAATATTATGAGAATAAAAAAAGTAAGTCAAAGTTCAGGGCTTATTGCAAATGTATCTAATACACAAAGTCAAAGTACGACTGATACTTATAGTTGCAATTATATTAACGGAATTATTGAAAGTGGCGGAAATGCTAATGGTTATTATACAAAATATGCTGACGGAACTTTGATTTGTAGAAACTTTGTCGGCCCGATAACAACAAATGCTGGTGCTGGAACAACAACGCCAGTCATATTCCCTTACGAGTTTGTCGATACAAACTGGCAAACACAATTAACTATGACAAACGGGCAAGCGTATTGGTCTTATGTATTTGCAAATGTAGGAGATAAAACTAAAACAGGATTTAATCTAAAAACTTGGAACAATGGTGGAGGCACTAACTCCGGACAATATTTTGATTACATAGCAATAGGACGTTGGAAATAGAAAGGAAAATCAATATGAAATTATCAAATAAAACATACGATATTTTAAAATGGATTTTATTAAAAGTTGTTCCTGCTTTAATCATTCTTATTGGAACACTTGGGAAAATCTATGACTTTGAAACGATTGCAAACACAATAAACCTAACAATAGGTGCAGTTGCATTGTTCTTTAGTTCAATACTTGGAATATCAAGCAAGAATTATTATAAAGAAAAAGGGGAATAAAAATGGCAGTAAAAACTTATAAATATAATGATACAACACAACTAACTGAACACTTTAACGTTCAAAACTTTAAGTGTAAGTGTGGTAAAGCACACGAAATTAAAATTGATAGCGGACTTCCCACTATACTTGAAAAAGCGATGGTTAAGCTTGGAGCTGATAGAATTGAAGTCTTTTCTGGATATCGTTGTAAGAAACACGACATAGCAGTTGGCGGTCGTGGGACTGGATCACATACACAGGGATATGCCGCAGATACTAGATATTATAAAAATGGCAAAATAATAGATAGTAAAGAAGTAGCATTAAGGCTTGAAGATTTAGGACATAAAAAAGGAATTGGGTACAGGTGTGGTGGAAGTTCCAAAGGAACACACATTGATACTAAACCAAGAAAATGGTATGGCGACGAAAAATATTCAATGACTAAATCTTGTTGCAAGAGTTTTTATGAATATTTTGACATACCAAAGCCAAGCACAAAGAAGTTTATACAAGTTCAAACAAAAAGTGGTGTATGGTGTCGAAAAGGCATTGGTTTTAAATATAAAAAATACAAAGTTATTCCTAATTTAACTATATGTGAACTTTTAAAGAAAAATGCCGGTTCTTCAAATGGTTATAAATGGGACAAAGTTATTTTTAATGATGAAGTTGTATATATGCCTAACAAATGGAATAAAATTGTGTAATTAGTGAAAATTAGACGCGTATAGCGTCTTTTTTCTTTTTCTAGTATGTTTATATTATTTTTAATAAAAGTGTCTTAAATGGCTTAAAAATGGCGTTTTACACATTTTACACAATTTTTTATTTTTGTATTGTTTTTGTATTGCAAATGCACTACAAATATGATAACATTAAATTATCAATAGAAAGACAGGAGGAAATGAAAGATGAAGTTTAAGAACTGGGTGTCAATTACTTTAATGATAATTTCAAGTTTGTTTATGCTACTTGTTTTTATGGAATCATTTAAGTTTAATTATATTGGCTTAATTGGAACTTTGATTTGTACTTTATTGCTTACAAAATATTCTAAAATATGTGATTAAGGAAGGTGGTGTTATTTTGATAGCAAAGCAAATTAGATTAAAACCAAGCACTATTCAATGGATAGAAAGTTTGGCAAAAAAGGAAGGTCTTACATTTAGCGCAATGTTAAGAACTTTACTTGAACGTGAAGAATTTAGAGATGAAATTGTTAAAGAATTTGAAAAAAAGAAAAGAGGAAATAAATAATGAACGTAAAAGTTAATATTGATAATGTAAAAGAATGCTGGGGATATTATGAAACTTATATGGAAGAATATAGAAAGACACATTATAGTGATGACACAAATTATGATGAGTTCGTTGATTGGTGCTACGAAAACCTATATCAATGTCCTAATTGTGATTGCATAGTTTTAAAAGACGACCAAACAAGAATGTATGACCCATTTAACTCAGACAATGTTTGTGATGATTGTATTGAAAATGGAGGTTATTATGAGTAAATTAAAACTTACTGGTAAAAGTGATTATGTAAAATTAAAAGAAGAACTAGAACTTTACAAGTCAAGAAGAATTGCACTTGAAGATATAATATACAACTTAAAAAAAATGAATGATAAAGCAAAGAGAGTTGAAGAAGCTGAAAGAGTATTAAACAAAGTTTTAGATTTAATTAACTCAAATGAAGATTTAGTACATTTTGAAAGTGCAAAAAAAGAAATTAGAAAACCAATAGAAGATTATTTTAAGAAGGTGAAATAAAATGAAAATAAAAGTTATAGATATAATGAACAAAATACATAATGAAGAAAATGTACCAAAACAGATAAAATATGATATGAAAACATATTTTTATGATGAAACTTGTCAAGATTATACTGATTACGATAGAACTTATGGTTTATTTAGTGATATGTTAGATAAACAATATGGAATATTTAGTTGTTTAAATGATAAAGTAGAAATCCTAGAAGAAGAAAAGAAAATACCTGAAAAAATACAAAAAGATGATTTTGAAGGCATAAACGAAGAAGAACCAAAATTATGGATAGCAATTCGTAAAATCAATGAAATAATAGATTATCTTAAAAGCAAAGGAGATGAATAAGAGATGATAAACATAATAAATGATAATTTTAATGATTTAGCAAAAGATTACTATAAATTGCAAGAAGACTATGAAAAATTAGAAGTATTAGTTGAATTATTATATTACAAAATAGAATTGAATGATGAACAACAAGAACTATTAGATAATATTTTAAATATCAAAGGAGAATAAATATGATATTTAGAGTTCAAATTAATTATTTGGAAGAACCAATGGATAAAATTATAAAAGTTCCTACAAATGCTAAAATAAAAGTAATGAAAGAAAAAGATGAATATATTATTACATTGGAAGATTATTGTGATACTAATTTATTTATATTTAAAGAAAATCAAGTTAATAAAAACAATCCTTTCTCAATAGAAAGAATTAATTAAAAGGAGAATAAGTATGAAAAAATATACACGAGAAGATTTATTAAAAATATGTGAACAAGCATTTGTTAGTGAAGATAAATGGGGAGATAGAGATAGTTATTATTCTCAATGTAAATTAGGAGAATGTTATGCTTTATTAAAAGACGGTTGCAAGTTTTCAATTATATATGGTGGAGATTTAAACACTGATGAAAACACTATTTGGTTACTAATAGAAGCAAAAGGTTTTTCTTATTTTGAAGATGAAGAATATGGCAGTAAAGAACAAGAAACTTTTTATCTACCAACTCAAAAAAGGCTTGACGAAGCAAATGGTAACGATTGGTATTAGAAAGCAAAGGTGAGTAATAATGAAAGTTGGAGATTATGTAAGATATGTTGATGTATTTAATAACACTATAAAAATAAGAAAAATAAATGAAATAATACCACCTGATATGTTAATAAAAGAAGATGTTTATTTTTTTAATAATAAAGAATGTTCTTTAAAAGAAGATATTATTAAGTCATCATCAAA